TGCATGGATCACACTTAATGAAGAAGGGTCTCGCCTATTCATTCGTGGTGCAAGACAAGAAGACCTTATCAAAGAAGATCAGTGGAAAACTGAGCAAGGACTACACAGGTCTAACCTAATATTGCGGCAGTTCGATAACAACTATGATTTTGACTACGCACAAATAGTAGAACACAAGGGGCACCCTAGAATACCAGACGGTGTTGTCGTATATCTTGAAACAGGACAAGTCGATCTAGAGTGCTATGATATAGACTCAGAGATCAACCATTGGGAAGGTGTAGAATAATGTATATTGTCGCTTGGTCAGTCAGAAAAATGATTGACAATAAACCAACTCTCGTAGATCACTGGCAAATATCGGAAAACTACGAACATGCACTATCTATGTACAATGTGATCACACATGGAAACTGGGAGGATGATGTACATTGTGCGTCTATCTCAGACATTGTAGACGGCACAGAACCACACTGGTATGATCCTGACTTTACAGAAGACGAGAATCAACCCACTTGGGAACAAGAGTGGCAGGACTTTGGTGAGGTGTATGATGACACTTAAACGTATCCATATCAACCAACATGTTATCAAGGCTAATGCAAAGTCTGGTAATCGTAACCCTGTAATCACTGTCAAAACCAGTAAGTCTAACGAGTATGCACACGCTGTTCATATCATGGGCGGCAGTACAGTCATATACAGTCCTGACAAACCACTATCCTGTGGCGCTAAGGTCTGGATAGAAACTAATGCAGAAGTGGTACTAGAACAATGAGCTACATACATGAAGTATATATCCCATGTGCAGTAGGTAGACAAACCTTTGAAGATGCCAAGACACTTCTAACTAATATTCATGGAGGCTGCACAGCGTACAACGGTGTTGGTCACTGGAACAACGAGGGTACTAATACTGATGGTACTACTAACTCTGTCCAGATGCGTGAAGAAGTCTGGGTTGTTCGTATTGTAACTGACGATCCCACATTCTCTGGTCTCAATCTAATTGAGGCTGAACTATTCAAACATAACGAGAAATGTGTCATGTCAACCACTCAAGAAATATCAGTAAGGTTTAACTATGCGTAGTAAAAGTAAACTGGTATTAAAAGCAAGAATAGTAAAACATATCATAGAATACTATGAACTAGACTGCACAGGTATGGGCATAGATGAAGTCAAAGATGAAATGGAAATAGCCTATGTTGAAGACAGAAGTAATTGGGAATACCAATACACTGAGTCTGATGGTAGTGAAATTGACATAGAGTTGGAAATTGTAAATGCTTGATAAACATGTATACATACGTAAAGACGGTGGAGAAACTTGGTGCTACGGCACTATCAAAGAAGATAGTAACTTCTCTGTTGTGTGTGAAGATGAATACAACGATGGTATCTGGGCTGGTGATTTAGATTTCTACCCAGAAAACTGGGATCAAGTCTGTGAGTATCTAGAAGAATACTATGACCCACACATTGAACAATTGGAGACTTGTTAATGTTTGCAGAAGCACTCGTATGCCTTGCACTTAACATCTACCATGAAGCACGTGACCAGCCCTTCATTGGGCAGGTTGCGGTTGCCCAAGTGGTAATGAACCGTGTAGATGATGATAGGTACCCCGATGACGTATGTGCCGTAGTTATGCAAGGGCCAACGTACTCATGGAAACCAAACTTCCCCGTGCGTCACCGCTGTCAATTTAGCTGGTACTGTGATGGTAAGTCAGATAAAACACCTGACAAAACAGCATGGAAACAAGCAATGCTAATTGCACAAGGTGTGTACACAGGCAACCTTGATGATTTCGTTGAAGGTGCAACACACTATCACGCAAACTATGTGCTACCTGAATGGGCTGAAAGTAAAGTACCTGTCGTACAAATAGCTCAACATATGTTTTATAGATGGGAATAAAAACATGAATATTAACATTGATAAAATGATTGAAACCATTGGATGGTTACATGTCATTGTTGCTGTTTGGTTACTAGTGTAATGGATAACTACACAGCCGTTGGTATCGCTGAAGGATTTATAGAATCAAATGACGAAAACCAAACAATAGAAGCTTGGCAACATCTGATTAACACTGGACTCGCTTGGCAATTGCAAGGGTTCTTTGGTAGAACAGCAACACAACTAATTGAAGCTGGAGTGTGCCATGACTAAAGCAAAAACGTTATGGATACAACTAACACCTGTAGAAGCCAATGCCTTAATGGTAATGCTGGATAGCGAAATGGAAAACCGCTTTCAGTTTGAAAGAGTTGACCTAAAAGAATGGGAACAGCTAGACTTGGAAGCATACAAAATATTAGCCTTTCACAAGTACAAAACATGGTATTCGGAGAATTGTGATGACTAAACAAGACTTTGAGTTCTTTGCTAAGTTTGCTGTAGACTACTCTCTACCAGATGAAGCTATCACAGAACTACTAGAGTTATTCAAAAAACGTAATGACCGATTCTGTTGGCAAATGTGGTGGACTCGTTACAACAAACTAAAGGCTATGTAATGGGCAAGATGAAAGACATAATGATAGAACTAGAAGAAATGGTTCAAGAAGAAGTAGCACAAGAATGGAATTTCTGTCAAGACTACGTTGATGAATCACGAGTCTACATTAGAACCCATACAATAGACTTAGTAAACTTTCAATTAAACGAACTAGGATTATCTATGGACGAAAAAGAAATAGAGTCTATGGTAGATAACTCGATTAACAACATATTTGTATAAGGAAAATTATGAAAATATCATTCGATGTATATACAAGGCACCTAGATAAAGCTACAGAAGCATTTACAAAACTAGACACTGTTTGTAATGAAAGCCTTAGATTAAACAAAGGTAAACGGTATAATTCAGACCTAATCCATTACAATATCTATGGCTCTATAAGTACAGAAGAAATCGCAATCCTACACGATGCTTTCAAAGATGGCTTTGTAGACGATAGTGATGATGTGTAATGGCGGTAGCTTTTACCAACATAGAAGATGTATATGCTGAAGCCGATGGTAAAATTGCCATTGACTTTGGTGGTGAAGAAGTGCTTCTAACAGAAGAAGAAGCAATCACTCTTTATATCGATCTTGGATTTGTCCTTCAAGATCTTGATCAATCTCGTACAGTACAGTAGAAAGTTAAAGACATGCAAAAAATTATTGTAAACCCTATCGGACGACAGAACCTGCAATTCCGGCGCACTACAAGCCAGTACGGACCTAAAGGTTCTTTCTCTAGTAACCAAGGATACCTCTCTATCTCACGGTTACCTGCTGGAAGTCCTAACGGTACTGGTGGTAACTTCTGTAGCCGCCCTAAAGTATAACCAAAAATCCCTGGGTACACTTATGTGTGTACTCAGGGATCTTTTATTTATTTTCAGTAACCGACAAAACGCATATGCATCTTTTTTGGGTAACCGACAAAATGCATCAGTGTCGCGGGGCATTCGCTTCGGCACTTGCTTCATCTAAAAGTTCTTGCAGTTCCTCATCAGACAAGTCTTCAGCCTGTATCTCAACATTAGTTTGATCAACACGTGCAAGCTTTGGTGACTCAAATTCTGCAAGAGTCTTTGCAATATCAAGTGCAGTACTCATGTCATCTTTTTCTAATGCTTTAAACATCATTATCTTAAGGACATCCAAAGAAGTCATATCGTTTGTAGAGAGAACATCGTCTTTATATTTGCCCCATTCATAAATGGACATCTTAACAGATTCTCTTGCTTCTTTATTAGCCTTGCGCGTAGCCACACCTTTCTTTTGTGCAGCCTTTGCAGATTCAGTTGTCCAAGCACCATTTAGGTTTTTGAGACTTTTTGGGTTAAAAGGCATTGTTTTCTCCATAAATTGTATATACCCCTTATAGGTATATCTTATGCCGCAGACAAGCTGCGTCATCAAAAAGGTATAATTCTATAAGGGGTATATAAAACAACATGAATTTTAATGAATATCAAACCAAAGCCATCACAACGGCTGTTTACCCAGAACATCAAGCACTTCCGTACTTGGCACTTGGACTGTCAGGAGAGGCTGCAGAGGTCGCAAACAAAGTGAAGAAGATTCTTCGTGGAGATTACGACAATGACCCAAAGAAAGCAGAAGAAGCCTTGGCATCTATATCTAAAGAACTTGGGGATACTCTTTGGTATCTCGCTGTTCTTGCCAACGAACTTGGAGATAGTCTTGATACTGTTGCTGCTGCTAATCTGGATAAACTAGCCTCACGTAAACAAGAAGGAACCCTGAAAGGATCAGGAGATGAACGCTGATTACGAAAACCATGAACAATATATGAAAAGGATGAGTGCAGAAATGGATGCTAAATCCAGACAAGTTGGTGGTGACCACTACCAATTACCTATACAACCTATTGATTTCATTGTAAAAAATGATATACCATTCAGAGAAGCAAATGTTATTAAATATGTTGTAAGACATAAAAGTAAAAACGGCAAGAAAGATCTTGAAAAAGCAATGCACTATTTGCAAATGCTAATAGAAGATTATGATGCCTGAATGGGTACAATACTGGCTTGTAGTCATGGTAACAATTAACACTACAGTAAACCTAATTGTATTCTTTAAAGGGAGAAAGTTTAAATCATGACAGAACTACACACATTCTGGGGGGATGGTCAATATTCTGACAGGAAATCCCACGTGTTCAAAGAATTGACAGGTTATTCAGTTCTTATGATTAAAGGGGAAACCGTAGTTGAAGATCGACTTATTGAAGGACACTCAGAGCAATACGCAGAAGACTGTGCAGAAAACTGGGTGCTGGGTGTAATCCCATGAAATCAGACAGGGGAAAGGTTGATCATGTAACAGGTAAACCGTTTAAAAGGTTTAAATGTATTGAATGTGGTATAGAAATACTAACCGTATCAATAGACAATGGATATAAAGTCTGTCCTAAATGCGACATAAAGAAAGCAGAAAACAGTGGATGAAGAACTTAGTAAACAAGTAAAGAAAATCAGAAGGCGTAGGAAAATACTTGACCGATACAAAATAGCTAAAGGGTGTATTGATTGTGGGTATAACGAAAACCCCTACGCTCTTCAATGGGATCACAGAGATCCTACAGATAAACTATACACACCTCACAGGATGGCTTCTTGTAGTATCAAAAACATTATCAAAGAAGCCCGTAAATGCGACATTCGTTGCGCTAACTGTCACACAATCAGGTCAGTAAAAGAAAAACACTACCTAGAAAGAAAAGCTTATGAAACTAGTATATGATATTGAAACCGATGGTTTTGATGCAACAAAAGTATGGTGCCTTGTAGCACATAACTTAGATACTGGATCAACTTACAAATTCAGTGATTATGATAACTCAATCCCATCAATGGACGATGGTTGCGTTATGCTAAACAATGCAGAGGTTTTGATCGGTCATAACATTATCGGGTTTGATAATTTAGTTATGGAAAAACTGTATGGATTGAAACTAAACGAAAAGAAAATATACGATACCTGGATTATGTCTCAGGTATTGCAATACAAAAGACCTCACAAGCACGGCCTTAAGGGTTGGGGTGAGCACCTCAACAATTCTAAAATTGAATTTGATGAGTGGGATAACTACTCTAAAGAAATGCTTAGGTACTGTGTACAAGACGTAAAGCTAAATGCAGATGTGTTCAACCACCTAATGGTAGAATACAAAAAGATTGCTGCTAAAAGACCAGCTATTAAAGAGGGTCTTCTGATTGAGCATGATACAGCCAAGTTTAATGCACGTGTAAAGACTCGTGGTTGGAACTTTGATGTTGTAAAAGCAAAGAAGAACCTAAAAGATATGAATGTTCGTATGCTTGAGATTGAAAACATTCTTCACCCACAATTGGGTACGCATAAAGTATACATAGATAAAGTAGAAAAGTTTCCTAAGTTCAAAAAGAATGGAGACTACACAGCGGTAACTGCACGTTTGTTGTCTGACTTTTACAATAAAGAAATTAAAACAACCGACATACACGTTCACGCAGCAGGGGAACCCTTCCAACGTTTCACTGTTGAGCAGATTACTCTTGGTTCTATGGAGCTTGTTAAAGAGTGGTTGCTTACAATTGGGTGGAAACCCGATGAATATAATCGTAAGAAAGTAGGCCGAGAGTGGGTTACTGTTGGTCCAAAGATTACTGATACATCTCTAGAGAAACTAGGGGATCTTGGTAAAATGATCAGCGAGTACTA